AATATACACTAAAAGCGTATGGATGTCTATATTTATATGCGTATAAAAAGGTGTAAAATTAAGTCGTATGGACGAAGAACAGATTAAACGAATACTAGAAGGTCTAAAGGGAATAGCCGGAGACTCCAGGGAAGCGGCCACGAAGAGACGGGTAGAAGCAGAACGACTTATCCTACAGAAAAAAACCAACAAAGAGTTGGACAGATACATATCAGATCTCAGGGATGCCGCCAAGAAGGACAAAGATGCACAGAAGGCCATCAAGGATCTGACAGAGAGCGTGGAAGATGCCAGAGAGGCACACGAGAAGGCACGTAAACAGACAGAGAGATTAACCACATCATTCATAGGCCTAGGGTCAGCGGCCATGCGTGGCGAAGGCACCATCAGTTCTTTCACCGACAACTTCAAGGGATTGGGTGTAATTGGTGATTCGATAGGCTTCCTGGGACAAAGGTTAGACACCAACATCGAAACGTTCAGACAACTATCACAGATAGGTGCAACATTTGGACAGAGCATAGTTGAACTTAGACAGACGGCGGCCACTGCGGCACTACCGTTGGATGACTTCGCGGCATTGGTAAGACAGAACAGTGAAGGATTGGCGGCACTTTTTGGAAGCACAACACAGGGTGCCAAGCGAATAGCCTTGCTTGGAGAGGCTGTAAGAACGCAAGGCATAGATAGACTTGCACCACTTGGTTTCACAGTGGACGAAGTCAATGAGACCTTGCTATTGAATCTAGAAAGACAAAGAAGAACAAACATATTTTCAAGACTGACCGACGAACAGAGGACAGCAAGTGCAATACGTTTCGCCGAAGAGTTAGATAGATTAGCGAGACTGACAGGTGCACAACGAGATGAATTAAGAGCACAGATTGAACAACAACAGAGCAACGCCAAATTTCAAGCGTTCCTACAAGGTGCGACAGATGGTGCCAGAACAAGGCTTGAAGGTTTTGCGGCCAGCATTGGAACCATTGCACCAGGTCTTAATGAAGGCTTCCAGGACTTGATCGCTAATGCTGGTGTTCCAGTCACCGAAGCATCGTTGGCGTTGGTACAAAACATTCCTCAAGCACAAGGAGTGGTGCAAGATTTGATTTCAGGTGCTGTTACAAGTGAACAGGCTTTGGCAACGTTGAGAACAGCGGCGGGTGCCAGCGTGGACAGATTCAGAAAAGCAACTGTAACAGGTACGGTGGAATTCCTAGCACTGCAAGGTGATGTCATCAATTTAGCCAGAAGGATCACGGACGTGGACAGTATATTTGCTGAACAGGGAGAGACAGCAGACAGGTTGACACAAGGGTTGACGACTTTTGAAGATGCGAGTAAAAGAATAGCAGGACAATTCCAACAAATTGAGACAGGACTGTTGGCAGGCTTTGGACCGGCACTGGGCGGACTGTCACAAGCCACGCAGTTCTTAATGAAAGGTGTTGGTGGACTGGTGGCCGGCATAGCACAGGTACCAGCACTGACGGGTGCGGCGATTGGTGGAATACTAGCAGGTAAATTTTTATTCGGAAAAGCAGAGCAGATTGGAATCATAGCGGCTGGTACTGCCCTAGGTACTAAAGGTCTTGGTGGCGCCCTACAAAGTTTTGGAATGGGCAAAGGTGGAAGACTAGGTGGTGCATTGAGATTTGGAGCAACAAGATTACTTCCGGGCGTAGGAGCCGCGATAGGTGTAGGTTCAAGTGCAGGACAATTAATGAACAAAGACAAATCAGACGATGCGGCAGGCATAGGCGGATTAGTAGGTGCAGGACTTGGTGGATTGATAGGACTTATAGGCGGACCGGGAGGAGCACTACTTGGCGCTAGTTTAGGATCAATGGCAGGACAGTACGTTGGCGGCATGTTTGGCGGAGAAAAACAGTTTGGCGGCGGCATGGATGCTGGTAAGATGTATCTTACAGGTGAACGAGGACCGGAATTAGTGACAGCAGGAACCAAATCAACGGTCACTGCCAACCAAGATCTACAAAGGACCTTTGACACCACAGCACTTGAAACCAAAATGGCTTCGATGATCACAGAACTCAACAGTGCAAACAAGACTTTATCATCCATGGTAAATGGTGTAAATACGCTTGTAGCAGTAGAATCTAGGGCCTTGAGAGCAGTCGAGAAGACAGCACGTAAAGACACCAACCAGATAGGACTAGTTTAGGTTGCTTAATGTATAAAAAAAGTGTAATATAAAGCATGGCTTGGAAAAAATATTTTAAAGACGCAAACTTATCTCCCATTTCAGGTGAGAAGGTCCCCAATTTCGCAAAGAGGAACTACAGTTCTTACTTGCCAGACGTTTACACAGGACATCCTAACAGGATACAGAGATACTTCCAGTATGACCAAATGGATTCAGATAGTGAAATTAACGCGGCACTAGACATCCTAGCAGAATTCTCAACACAGAAGAACACAGAAAACGAAACTCCGTTTGATCTTGTGTTCAAAGATGAGACTACTGAACATGAAGTAAAACTTCTCAAGAAGGCACTCCAACAATGGACTAAATCCAACAAGTTCAACAAAAGAATTTTCAGAATATTCAGGAACGCACTGAAATACGGAGACTGTTTCTTCGTGAGGGATCCAGAAACATTGAAATGGTTGTATGTTGACAATGCAAAAGTTGACAGGATCGTAGTAAATGAAAGTGAAGGCAAGAAACCTGAACAGTATGTGATCAGAGACATCAATCCAAACCTACAGAGATTGAGTGCAACGCAGATAACACCTAACCAGACTTACGGTGGCGGTGGAACTACAGGCGGAGGCACGGCGGCATACGGTTCAAGTTATGCCAACGCAGGTGCCACAAACAACATGACAGGCTTCGCAGGAGGAAACGCAGGTGGCAGATTTTACAAGACGATGAATGCGTACAACATCAACGCAGAACACGTGGTACACATGTCGATGTCAGACGGTTTAGACAACTTGTTCCCATTTGGACAGTCTGTTTTGGAACAGGTGTTCAAAGTCTACAAGCAGAAAGAATTATTAGAAGACGCAATCATAATTTACAGGGTACAGAGAGCACCTGAAAGAAGAGTGTTCTACATAGACGTGGGTAACATGCCTACACACTTGGCTATGCAGTTTGTTGAGAGAGTCAAAAACGAAATCAACCAAAGAAGAATTCCAAGTGCGTCGGGTGGAGCAAACTTCATAGATGCAACCTACAACCCAATGAGTATCAACGAAGATTACTTCTTCCCACAGACGGCAGAAGGTAGGGGATCAAAAGTCGACACATTACCTGGTGGTACTAACCTAGGTGAGATCGATGATTTGAGATATTTCACAAACAAACTGTTCAGAGGACTAAGGATTCCAAGTTCTTATCTTCCTACAGGTGCAGAAGACGGACAACAACAGTACAATGACGGCAGGGTTGGCACTGCCTACATACAAGAATTAAGATTCAACAAGTATTGTGCGAGATTACAATCAATGCTGGCGGAAACTTTTGACAGTGAATTCAAATTATGGATAAAAGCAAAAGGTTACAACATAGACAATGGAATGTTTGAACTGAAATTGAATCCGCCACAGAACTTTGCACAGTATAGACAAACAGAAATGGACCAAGCAAGGGTGAACACATTCACAGCAGTTGCGGAACTGCCTTACATGTCGAAAAGATTTGCATTGAAGAGATATCTCGGACTTACTGAAGAGGAAATGGCTAGGAACGCTGATCTCTGGGCGGAAGAGAACAACGTGCCACAGAAAAAACAGACTAAATCCAACGAACTGCGTACAGGTGGCGTGACACAGTCAGGAATAAGTTCAGATCTAGATCAATTCGAGGAACCAACAGCAGATCCTGAAGCACCAGAACCAGGATCACCACAGCCAGGACAACCAGGACAGACCCCAGGAGGTCAGACACCAGGGGGCACAGGCGGTGGCGGCCAGGTATAAGGATTAAATACGAACATGAAACTGAATGAATTCTTCACATACGGCGCAGATGGTTTTGAACAAGACAAGACTTACGAGCCAGAGAATGATATTTCGATCCTAGACGCAGAAGACACAAGGAAAACAAGATTAACTCTCAAGCAAATCAACTCTATGAGGTTGGCATCAGAGGCACACGATGCACAACAGAAGGAAGAAGCAGTATTTGTCCAGAAGATGTACGGACAACCTGCACAAGACGATAACTTAGAGTTATAATGTCATCAATAGCATTCGTATTAGGTAACGGTGAATCACGTCGAGGTATCGATATCAATGATCTCAAGGAACGTGGCACTGTGTTCGCCTGCAATGGGGTATACAGGACACATCAACCTGACTGGTTGATAGCGGTCGATCCCAAGATGCTTTTGGAGATCGCAGAGACAGATTATGTTGTACATAATAAAGTGTATTCAAATTACAATGTCCAATATCAAAAACACCAAAAATTATTAGATCACGTGACTTGGGCAAAACCCAGTCTTGGATGGTCTAGTGGTCCAACTGGCCTGAGATTGGCGTGTGAGAAAGATTTCAAAGAGATTTACATCCTAGGCTTTGACTATCAAGGTCACAACGACGGCACACACAAGAATAGATTCAAATTCAATAACGTTTTCAAGGACACAAGAAATTACAAAAAGAGTCAAGATGAGGCCACCTTCTATGGCAATTGGATGAACCAAACAAAGCGGGTGCTTAAGGACTTTCCAGATGTTAAATTCACAAGGGTGATACCGCAAGGATGGTTCAAACCCAAAGATCTAGACTGGAATGAGAACCTTGATACCACAACCAAAGAACAATTTCTAGCAAAATTCGACCTCAAAATCAAAAACTAACAAAAAACCACTGTTTTTGCCCTATTTCTAACCACGTTTTTCATGCATTGTAGTAAATACAAACACTTATAAGTACAAATCGACCTAAATTAAAAGGAGCACGTGTAAAATGTCAAATAATAAATTTGAGAGTTTATTAGAGCTACTAATAAACGAAGAAAACGATAAAGCAGAGGCTTTATTCCACGAAATCGTAGTTGAAAAATCAAGAGACATCTACGAAAATTTAGCAGACGAAGAAGTAACTGCTGAAGCAAAAGACGAAGAAGTTAAAGAAACAGAAGCATCTACAGACGACAAAGTAGAAGAAACTACAGAAGAGAAAGTAGAAGAAACTACAGACGAAGCAAAAGATGACAAAGTTGAAGAAACTTCTGAAGAGTCTAAAGACGAGCAAGTCGACGAAGTTGTAGAATTAGAAGACGAAGCAACGGAATCAGAAACAACTGAAGAAGAATCAATCGAAGAAGTAGGCGGTGACGCAACTGACGAATTGGTTAAAGACATATCAGCAGACGAAGAAGGCGCTAAAGAAATGGATATGGACATGGATGCAGACAAAGACATGGACGGAGACATGGAAAAAGATGGCGACGCTGAAGATATGGAAGACAGAGTTGTTGACTTAGAAGATGCTTTAGATGAATTAAAAGCAGAATTCGAAGCAATGATGGGCAAAAAAGACGGTGACGACGAAGAAAAAGACGAAACTGTTGCTCCAGAAGTTGCACCAGAGTTAACTCCAGAAGTTGAAATGGAAGGCAAAATGTCTGACAAGAAAGACATGAAGAAAGAAGCGATGTACAAGGATAAAAAAGAGAAGATGAAAGAGTACAAAAATCCTGTGAAAGCGGATACTGCCGACCATTCAGACAAGTCAGCAAAATCACCAGTTAAAGACGCAGGTAGCAAAATGCCAAAAGGTGGCGACAATATTGCTAAAGGCGGAGCAGAAGAAAAAGGAAGACCGGCTCCAACTGCACAGAAAATGGCAGGTGACTTTGAGAACACAGGCGGTAAAGCAAAATCTACTTCATTCAAGAAGCAAGTTTCGGCTAACACTGCTGACGGTTCAGACAAATCAGCAAAATCACCAGTTGCTTCTAAGTAATTGTTGATTTAACGGAGGTCATCGGATGACATCACTATACCTTAGAGAGAATCTAACATTTGATCAGGCCAGGGTACAGGTTTTGCACGAGGGAAAAGACGGCAAAGATTTGTACATGAAGGGCATCTGTATTCAAGGTGGGATCAAGAACGCGAATCAAAGGATCTATCCAGTGCAAGAAATTGCGAAAGCGACAAAAACACTGAATGATCAGATCAGTTCTGGATACTCTGTGTTAGGTGAAGTGGATCACCCAGATGATTTAAAAATTAATTTGGATCGTGTATCACATATGATCACTGAAATGTGGATGGACGGTCCAAATGGATATGGTAAGATGAAGATCTTACCAACACCAATGGGTCAACTTGTCAAGACTATGTTGGAATCAGGTGTGAAACTAGGCGTTTCAAGTAGGGGTTCTGGTAACATGAACGAATACGGAAGCGGCGAAGTTTCAGACTTCGAGATCATCACAGTAGATGTTGTGGCCCAACCTTCGGCACCGGGTGCTTATCCTACGCCAATTTACGAACACCTAATGAACACCAAGGGTGGTAACATGGCAAAAGGTTTGGCGGCTGAAGTTAGAAATGATGCAAAAGCACAAAAGTTCCTGAAAGAGGCACTAACAAACATAATAAAGGACCTGAAATAAAATGATAGACGCAATATCAAAATTAGTAGAGTCTGGAGCGATCTCAGAAGATGTCCAAAAAGGCATCCAAGAGGCGTGGGACTTGAAAATCAAAGAAAACAAAGAAACAGTAGGTGCTGAGTTAAGAGAAGAGTTTGCTAAAAGATACGAACACGACAAAGCAAACATGATCGAGGCCATCGACACCATGATGAACGAGAAGTTATCTGAAGAGATCACAAAGTTCGTTGAGGACAGAAAAGCACTAGCACAAGAAAAAATCGCTTACAAAGAAAACGTGGGCAAACACTCTGCTAAATTAGAAAGTTTTATCCTTTCTAAATTAAATGAGGAATTAAAAGAGTTACACAGCGACAGAAAAGGTGTGCATGAAAACTTTAAGAAAATGGAAGAGTTCGTAGTAAACGCTCTTGCAAAAGAAATTAAAGAGTTCCATGAAGACAAAAAAGGCGTTGTGGAAACGAAAGTCAAACTAGTAGCCGAAGCCAAAAAACAAATGGCTAAGATGAAAGAGGCTTTCATAACAAGATCTGCTAAAGTTGTAGA